ATCGATTTATTTAAAGGGGTCTGATCTACATTCTGACGACGACCTGCCAAAAGGCGAACACATTCAGAAAAGGGACGCAGAGTTACATGAATTCTTACAGTTCCTTCACGACAGGCTAAGAGAGGCAAGGCTTCTTGTAGTTTTACACGTTGAAAGAAAAATGGGAGTGGGATAAGAAGTGTATCTTTTTCCGTTGGATATGGGCGAAACGTGGGTGAATGAAGAAGTGATGAAATCGGCATTTTTCCCAAACCATCAACGGCAATTCCATATTGCCCATTTACATCTTGCATAAGTAAGCTGGAAGTGTTCAAAAAATCACCATCCACGATTTCAATAGTCTGATCGGCAATTTCCAATTCTGCCTTTTCAATTATAACAGATCCAAGGCTATTTGCATAAAACCAAATATCTGTATTATAATTACCAGCGGTCTTAGGATAATCTATCAATCTTGATTGAAATCGTAAAAGGGTTGTCTCGTCTAGCCAATGCCCAAGTTGTATTTGTAACATTGTGCTGAAAAGAAGATCGCCAGCAGATACTGAACCTATGTCAAAGGTGAATCGTTGTCCAAACGAGGTGGGGCCGCGGAATTGAAATTGTTGTACGGAGAGTGTAAAAGGGTGTATGTGACGTCCTGGATCAGGAAGCCACCATGTTTTTTCAGATCCTAGAGGGGTATATTCATTATCTTGAAAGTCACGAGGCGTGAGATCCAAGAGGGTGGTAATATCCCCACCAGTATTCATCTGAGGTGTTCCAGGATGTTTCTCTAGGCGGTTCTGTTTTATTCGTTAGCAAAATACTGGGCCAGGGATGTAGGAGTATAGGGCATTGTAAGTAGGGTTGAGAATGATGAAAAATGCACCATATCCACTGTAGCTAATTGCTGGCTCAACGAAGAAATAGCTCCAGCCACATTCGCTTGGTGAGATGTTAATATACCATGATACAAATTAAGATCTTCTAATTGAGACTGTCCAACAACAGGAACCTGTTGAGTATAAGCATTGAAAATCTGCCTGGATTGTGCTTGAATATAAGCTCTTTTTTGTTGTTCAGCTGCGAAGGCAGTTCTAGCATTAAAACTCGCAACCATCGTACTTACTTGATCTGCAATTTGTTGAGTAATGGCAGGGTCGGAAGGATCAAAGCTCATCTTGATTCTATTTCTAATTACCACTAAATAGTTCCGCACGACCTTCCCCATCAGTATCAAAACGCGCCCATCCTTCCACAATTACTCGTAATTCTGTATTCGGAGCGCCTGTTAAAGGGTCATTGGGAGGAAGGGTCAAGTCAATATATAAGATAGGCCGATCTGCACTTGTAAAATTCACAGCACCTGTGACTTGTGAAGAAGAACCAGGAAAACGCAATGGTGCGATAGAACCCAGAGTCCAATTCATAGTATTCATTTCACCACCAGTATCATTCTCCTCTTTTGCAAAATTCGTTATATCACGCCATACCAAAGAATCGCGCGGAAGTTCGCGATCCTTTCCAGCAATTTGTAAATTCACACTATTATAATAACTCTGAGCACCTGCGGTACCTGTATTGATTTTCCATAGGCGATTCGCATTTATATCTTTAATACTGCGAAAAAACCAGATAATGCGTCCAGAGGGATGGCGACCATCTAGAAGACGCTTTATCAGGCTTGATCCTCCAGAAACTACTCCTGCATAATCAAGTTGATTTTGGGTAAAAATATTCTCCCAATGGCGAGCAAACATAAGACTCTGGGGTTTGTTTTGCAATTCATCTTGATATTCGCGAGGGACATAGATTTGCTGAGTTTCCAGTTGAATATCTAAGGGTTGTATCTGGGTTCTTAGTAAAGTTGTAAAGGGGGTTTGTGATGAATACTGTAGTCTTTGATTGAAATCTGTACGACCCCAAGGAATAGGCTTCATACGCCCATCTGAAGATTCCACCAAATCCTCTAACCGTCTTAATTTACACTGTAGCCGATATTTGTGACTTTGCGTAGAACGTTGAGGGAATCCTGGATCTTCAGGAGTCTGGCAACCTATCAAAGGAAGTTTCAAGCGAAGTCTAGAAGGTGTCGCATTTCTCCCAATACTTAAGGCAGAACCGTCGTGTTGTCCTGTAAGCTCGTTTATTACGAAACTTTGTCCATATGTCCCTTGGGATTTTGTAGTTGCCCATAGAGCATCTCCTGAAAAATCTTGTAGAAGGATATTGTCTTGATAGAATTGTATTTGTTCAAATAGAAAGTAGCCTATTCCATTTGTATATCCATATGACACTCCTTGATTATCTTTAACAATTGACGATTTGTTAGAGGATGCTACTTGCGGGGGTAACCACGTTGGTAAATTTATAACAAGGGTGGGATTCGTCATGAGATCGGCGACAAGGTCGAATTCAAAGACAACGGTGCGACCAAATTCACAGGCTGTTAGAGGAGGGGCGCGGCGAATTTCAAAGGTTGAAGGTGCCTGTGGCTCATAAGTATAATCAAAAATGTAGGTACTTTTTGGTAAATCTTGGTAGAAGAATACGTCTTTATTTCCTCGGGCTACGAGTTCATATAGAGAACCTTCTGCAGTAGCATACTGCGTCGGGGCAGCCATCTGATTAATTGTTCCGTGAATGTTTAGAACCTATTAGAAATATAAATTCATATTTCTAAGAGATTTTTTACCTTTGTTTGCCCCTTTGCCCCTTTGCCCCTTTGCCCCTTTGCCCCTTTGCCCCTTTAACTCCAATCCACTTTTACAACAATTTCCCAGAATTCGTAGATTATAAATGATACACAATTCGTCATAATATCAACTTTTGCATCTTGGAAAATAGCCTTGAGTTGTTGATGAATGACGTCTTCTTCCTTTTTTAGCTCCTCTACTTCGGCCTTTGTCGATGCCCAGGATGTACTAATTCTCACAATTGTATCACCGCCCATTGCAATTTTCAGAACTTCAGTCTTAGCGTAACTTACCACGCGATCAACGAGGGCCTTTTTATAAGATTCGTCCTTGTACTTGTATAAAAGGATAAGATCCTTGCGGCTATAAGACATATTGTTAAAGGATTGTATGATAAATTTGGGGATTATACGCAACCTTGGATCGGAAAGGCTTTATTCGCACACTATAACTCCAGCTTCGTTCGTATAACAATAATAATAATATAGAGGCCACCATGATACAAACCAAGGCCACCAACCTGTGCCAGAACCAACTCCATAGTTTCCAACTCTTTAATAATGCCTTTCACTCCCACCTCGATTTCCTATATGACTACTCTCATGACCTTCACCACCCCCATCATATTTGGAATACCTGGCATAACCACCTCCATGACCCCCACCACAAAATCCTTCAGCTTCTTTATATTGTTTTACTTGCCAAAATAGTAAAAAAATGAGATATAGACTCGCAATTAAAATAAGAGCATAGAATTTCATTTATTTTCTAATCTAAAAAGGAACATATTTACTATTCTTATTAATACATACGATATTACAATAATTATAATGATCATTAAAATCTGTAATAAGGATAGGACCATTCTCGGTAAGATAAGAAAATTTATGAAAATTATGATTCGTTAAATAGTTAATTACATCAATTAATTTAATATTGACATCAAGGTATGTCCCACCATACTCAAATTGTATAATATTTACGATTGATAATAAACGATCAAACCCCTTTAACACATTTAATTCATGACCCTCTGTATCTATTTTCAAAAAATCTATTTCAGAAATCTGGTTTTTAATAATATAGTCTTTTGCTGTTCTTAATTGTAATATGATTTTATTATTTTCATCTGATACTTTGCAACTAATAGTTCTATCATGGAATGATTCATATTTTGGGAAGTAAAAATGTCCTTTATTCTCATCAGATAATCCAAACTTATTAAAGAAAGGCCTTGCATTTCTTAATTGAGCATTTGATATAATATCTATAAATTGAGGAACAGGATCAAAATAATGAACTTCGTGATCAAAATTAAAAAACTCACTAACTGTTCGGCATCCAACGTCAAATATAACTTTAATATTAGATTTTATATTATTATAAAAATACATCTCACCGTTCGTTTTGCTATCACAGTTATTAAAAATATTTATTGTAGGGGGGGAGGTCTAACATAAAGGGCATCTCCCCAGCCCCAATCGTTAAATATATTCGTAAAAACACGTACAAATCCTTCCTCAGCCAACAAAGCATCTAACTCTCCTATTTGACCACAACCCTTATATACTTCTTTAGAATTTACTTCTGTATAAATACAATCCGCATATTTTAATAGATTCCTCGAACCGCGAAGTACATGTAATTCAGAACCTTGTATATCCATATTCCAAAAATTAAATCTTGAAATATCTATTGAGTTTCTATCTACAAATTGTTGAAGTGATTGTGTACGCACATTTCTTGTTGCAGCAACAATTACATCAGGATGATCTGTTGCATGAGTACCAAAATCCAATAAACTAGATGATTGTAAATTTAAGTTATCACCTGACGGGTTTGTAGTAATCTTAAATATTGCATCTTTTTCGGTTTCATCTAAAACAGCAGTATAACAATTGGGTATCCCTTTCTGTTTATTTATGTTAGTAATCTCTTCAATTGCATCAACCCAAATAATATTAGAATCATTTACATGCAATTTCTGATTATATAGACATTTCTCCTCGCATAAATGCGCTCCAATATGCATTATACCCTTTATATTAATTTTGTTGTCTGATATTAATTTAATCAATTCTTCTGTTGAAATTAACATTATAATTAAATTAATAAGTTCCCCTTTAAATCTACAATAATCATTTAAGGTGCCAAATATTTATTTGGATACCTCTGGGCAGGGAATAATTATCATCTTGTTTAGCCCTTAAGCATTCTCAGATATTTTTGTAATTATATATCAATTTAATTATTTTCTAATGTAAATAGCATCACCCCACCCTAAACTCTCATATATATTCGTATATACACGAGAAAATCCTTCCTCGGCCAACAAAGCATCTAACTCTCCTATTTGCCCACATCCCTCATATACTTCTTTTGCATTTACTTCTGTATAAATACAATCCGCATATTTTAAAAGATTTCTTGAACCACGAAGTACATGTAATTCAGAACCTTGTATATCTAGATTCCAAAAATTAAATTTTGAAAGATCTATTGAGTTTCTATCTACAAATTGTTGAAGGGTTTGTGTGCGCACCATTCTTGTTCCAGCAACAACAACATTAGGATGATCTGTTGCATGCGTACCAAAATCTAATAAACTTGACGACATTAGATTAAAATTTCCATCGGTTGTATTATTCGTAATCTTGAAAATTGCATCCTTTTCGGTTTCGTCTAAAACCGCGGTATAACAATTAGGAATACCTTTTTGTTTGTTAATTTTAGTAACCTCCTCTATAGCATCAATCCAAATAATATTAGAATCTTTTACCTGCAATATCTGATTATAAATATCTTTCTCCTCGCATAAATGCGCTCCAATATGCATTATACCCTTTATATTAATTTTATTATCTCTTACTAAGTTAAATAATTCTCCCAGAGGTATAATCATTAT